TGAATTACTTCCACTTAAAGACCATGCATTTGATCCTGAATAGAAGGAATAGGTCCAAGAGGCTCCATCTTCAATAATTGGGTTATCTAAAGTATATCCAGTACCATTATACCATTCTTGGGCAATTGGTCGGATTTCTAGTTTAGTTGATTGATTAAGACCTTGGGCTTCTGCTATGAAATTTTTTAAATAAACCGTGTAACTATCTCCAGATATTTTATTATTGATAATATCTTGAATTTCACTAGTAGAAAATTGAATTAAGTATCTAGCTACATTGGGCAATCCATCAAGGTCTAATCTATTAGATGCTTCTAAAATAGCATCTAACCCTGTGTTCATTGTTGGGTAAGCAGAATATAGAGTGGCGTCTTGGGTAGGAAATAGTTTATATACAGCCATTTATATATTTTATTATAAATATAGCGTTATAAAGGAACTACTTTACCTTTTATGTCTAAATTAGGGTATTTTACTTCAAAAATACTAGGATCTAATGAAGGATAAATTACTTGATTTTGAGTTGCTCCGGTTATATCATAAGCATACTGTGAATATCCTGAAGTAGTTCCTGCTTTATTTGAAATTGAAACATTTTTAACAGATTGAACTCCTGAAATTCGATCAAGAAGGATATAAAGATCACGAAGTAAAATGGGTTGATTGATTTGCCATTTATCTAAAGTAAAATAGTTTTGTAAAGCAGTGATACATGCTAATAATACTTCATTATTATTATACTCAGGTAAAACTATAATTTCAAAATCAACACCAATATTGATAATAAATGCATCTCTAATTTCAATATTATCTCCAATCATTCTATATTGAGATAGATAAGTACGTAAATTATTTTTTAATGTATCTGTAGCATAATCTAATTGTCCTTGTGAATTTAAAGATAAAATATATAGATTAAGAGTTTCAATTGTTGAAACTTGAGTATCTGTTAATTTAGGTTGTTCAATAAACGCTTTAGAAATAGCACCATAATCAGAAGGCATACTTAAAGCACGAATTAAATAATCATCAGCTGTAACTGATCGTTTTTGGGAGGCTGCTAGGGCTAAAGTATTTTGGCGAATTTCTTCTAATGTATCTCCTCCTCTACCTCCAGTAGCAGCTTCTAAATTATTTGAAGCTAATGAATTAAATATATAATTAGCAGTAGTTGAGTTTAAATTAACATTGTTAAATTTACAATTAGATGTATTTAAACTAGTTAACGTATTAGCAGCAATATTTGATCCAACACCCCCACCTGTTAAATATCTTACTGTTAAAGTAGTATTAGATGGTGAAATACCATATGTTCCTGTAAATAGGAAATTTGTAGGTGAATATGCTGTGGTAAGTTTATCTTGAGAAAATGGCAATCCAATACCTACATTATCAGCATTTGGAGTAATTTCTTCTGTTACGTCTGAAGGGTTTCCAGCACCAAATTGGATTTGAAGATTTGAAAGAGATGTAAAACGAGTTGCAAAACGACGAGCTACCTTTTTTAAACGAAGTAAATAAGGTGTATCTCCATTTACATTTGGATCATTTACATTTGTATTTTTAATAGTATCTAAAACCATTTCTTGACCTAGATGATCTACTTCATACCATTTATTACCATCAGAATCGGTAATGTCTTGGATTTTAATAAGGTTATTTCCTTGGAGATTTATTGTTTGAAAAGATTGTGGGGCTCCAAAAGAAAAAGTTGAAGTATTAATCGCAGCAGATATTGCTTTTCTACTTTTCTTTAAAAGAAAATACTGTGGGATATTACCTGAAATTTGGTAAATGGTTACCTCAGTGGGGTCTTGAGAACTTGAAACAGAAAAATCGATTTTATCTTGAATCAAAAATGAAGAACCATTTTGGGAAGTTACAGTAGTATTTTCTCCAATAGTAATAGCGTATGTGTAATCAGGTACATAATTACCCGTACCATCATTAATAGAAGGTAATTGTTGATAGACATCAACTACAGTTTGGGCTACACCCGTTGTTTTTGGTTTATAACCAAACATATATGCTAACTCAAATACATTATTTGTTTGTTGAGCATATTGAACAAATGTTTCTTGGAATTGGTTATCCAAATAGAAGCTTAAAACATCCCCTACGTAAGAGGCTTGTTCCATAAACATCATACCAGGTGATGTCGCAGAAAAGTCTGTGTATGTTTGAGGGAAATATGTTCTAGCATATTCTATTAAACGTGCTCTAAAGTCCGTAAAATCACGATTAATATATTTTATGTCTCTATTTGTTGTAGCCATTTTTAAAATTCAAAATTTATTTGATCAACAATGTTAGAATTAGCAATTGAATATTTCATATTGACTATAACAGTATTGTAATCATCGTTTCTTAATACATCTAACGAATTTACTATAACTTCAGGAAAAATATTTTCCATTTTACCACTTATATTTTCTTTTAATCCAGTTAATGTTCCTTCAGCAATTTGTTCAAATATAAATGCTCTCAAACCACCACCAAATGTTGGGTTTAATGGAATTTCTCCTGGGTTGGTAAGAAAGTAGTTAATAATATTATTTTTAATAGCCTGAGCTGTTAAGTAGTTCTGGGTAAAAACAGCAGGGCCACTAAAAGGTAAATTTACCCCAACCGCAACATTTGGGTTTAAATCAACTGGGTTAATTTGTTGGGGATTAAAGGGCATTATTTAGTATTTAGTAAACTCATAATTTGGTCCATTCCTACTTCACCAGCACCTAAATTACCATTTACAGGGTCACTTACTTGTGGTCTAAATGGAACTGCATCTTGTGAAGTAAAACTTAAAGCAGTTTCACCTAACACATCAGCATATTTAGATCTTAAATCCATTGTAGGTTGGGTAAATGTAGGTTTAGGTGTATCTATTGTTTGAATAGATTCCTTTACGATTGTTTTTGGTGAACGAACTGCCTCTAAAAGAATATCTTTTAATTCCTCTTGGATTGCTTCTCGTACAGCTTCTTTAATTAATTTTTTTAATCCGTCGGTTTTCATATGTTTATAAATATTTGGTTAGTCAGCTTTTAAATCATTTTGCTGAATGTAAAATACTAGTTCGTCTATTAATATTTGGTCAATTGAACTAAATGACCATTCTCCTTTTAACATTACTACACCTTGTTTATTACGTGCAATAGCTCGTCTACGTTTTAAAGTATTAGGTGAATTTTCTGTTTCAATACCCATTTCAAATCCATTCACATTTGTAACTACAGGAGATGTTTGGGTTGATTGTTGAACAGTCAAAGCAGTCAATTCAAGTGAAACTCTTTCTTGGTCAGCGTCAGGATAACACTTTTGAACCAATTGATCAAGTAGGTTGAGTAACTGAAGAGCTTGGGTTAATACTTGACGTAAAATGATTAATATAGATAATATACCGGCATTAACTGCTTTTAATTGGGATATTCTTTTGTCTAAAATTCTATTAGCTTCATTTGTAGCTGGGGGGACTGGAGTAACAATAGCTATTTGAAATTTTAAAGCAATCTCAAAGGCTTGAATAATTCCTCCAGTAATACCCAAGGCAAATGTAGTTTTATCTATTAATATTAAACTGTTATTTAATTGTTTAACTAGTTTGTTTTTTCTATTAATTAAATTAGTCAATTCAGCTTGTGTAGGACAAACTGCTTGATTTAAAAGTTTTGGGAGTTGTTCAGCTTTATAATTTGAAACCTGTGTTAAACCAAAACTAGCAACCATAGTTAATACCGCGGGAATTAAAGTATTTTTTAAAGTATTAACTTGGTTAGATAATTTTTCTTCAGCGTAGTATGAAAGATCTTTTTTATTTCTAGAAATTTCTTGAATTTGGCTTTTACTTAATTGAGTTGATTTAATTTTTTCTTGGGTTAAAGAAGAAACTAAAGGCTGTAATTGTAAAACACCTAAGTCAGGTTTTAAACTACCATCTCCTTTATATAAAGGTGGTTCTATAAATTGATACCCAGTAGCATTTATAGTCATAGATAAACTTCCACTTTCAGGAATATTTCCATCTAATGTAAAATTTCCATTAGTATCAGTGAATATAAAATTAATTGGGGAAACAGATACCTTTGCTCCTTTAATTGGGTCTTGTGATTGACCATTTACAACGGTTCCTTTTATAGAATAAATCATGCTGTTTTAACAATTTTAGATTTCACACTATCAATTTCATTGTAAACATTTTCAAAAACC